AGTAAACAAATAGTATTCGGAACTGACACAGATGCAATTTCTGCTGCAGGAACAGCGACTACTTTAGTTTTATTAAACAGTGGTCCTTGGGTTAACGCTCAAACGGTTACTTTAACTTCTTCAGCTGACAACTCAGGAATAACTTTTGTAGTTGTAGGAAAAGATGCTAACGGAGCTGCTGCTACAAGTGCAGCAACAACTGGACCAGATTCCGGTAATGTAAGTGTAGCTGGAACTTGGACAGAAATCACAAGCATTACTGCGAGTGGATCTATCACAACAGACATTTCTGCTGGAATAACATCCGGAGCTACAACAGGAATTATTTTTGCTGGCAGAACTAGAGTCAGAAGTATGACTGGAGTTGCAGGCGCTGGAGCAGGAACTATTTTTATTAAAAATGGTTCAGCAACATCAGGTCAAAACAGATTAATTTTAGATGTAGACAAC